TAGAACTGTATTTCGTACTGAGTTAATCATCTCGTGTATTCTTTACACAAAGATAAACAAAAAAAAAGAGGTGTTTATTTATGTTGGTACGTCTGTTGAGAATGTACTAAAGTTTGTCATTGTTCCATCATTGCCTCCGCTACCATTATCTGTTAAGATTGGTGCAGTATCTCCATCTCCCATTCTCCACCAAGACAGAGGTGATAGACTTGCAAGGTCATTGGGTACTCCTCCGTTGTATATAGTTGTCACATCAGTTGCAGAAAGTTCTGAATTGAATACTGCGGTTTCATCAATGTTGCCGTCTGCGTATTCAGTATTATATCGACCTATATAGACATTACCATTGCTGTTACCACTTGGCGCTGTGTATGAACCTCCACTTATTGAATTTGAATTAAATACAGAGCCATTAACATATAATGTGATTCCACTTGCATTGGTGCTACCATCATAAGTTGCACATATATGAATCCATTGACCTTGGTATGATGTCATTGTTGAAGTGCTTACTTTTCCTATGTAATTAGTTGAACCATTATAAAGAATAAGAAATAAAGTATCACTTGTTCCTACGCCAAAAGCATATTCTCTATTTCCTGCGATACCTTTGTGTAATACTCTGAAACTTGTAGCATCTGTCATCTTTATCCAAGCACTAAAAGTTGTTGCGCTACCTAATAACGCCAAATTAGTACCACAGTTTACATAGTCATCCACACCATCTAAAGCTATGCTCTTTTTTGAAAATGTTGGTACGTCTGTTACAAAGTTACTTGCATTCATATTTACCATTGTTCCGTTATTGCTACCTACATTGTCCTTAATTGTGTTTGCAGTATCTCCGTCTCCCATACGCAACCAAGCCTCTATATTAGGAATAGATGAAACGTCTGAAGGAACACCTTGACCAAATATGTCAGTCACTTCACTTTGTGTTAAACCTCTGCTATAAACACTAACTTCGTCAAGGTTTCCGTTTAGAATGGAACTATATCCTCCATAACCTGCATCTCCTAGCATCATTAATTCATTATTACTATTAATGTTACCACTTGCACTTAACGTTCCTTTTAATACTCCGTCAATATAAATCTTTACGTTAGAACCATCGTATGTACCTACTATGTTATACCAAACATTTTGAGATGGCACTACGCCACTAAAAGCAGTAAAACTTCCGTTAGGTGTCTGTACATTGAAATATAATTCTCCACCATTAGACGAGGCACCACTTCTCAAATTTTGCAGAGCAAAAGAATTACCAAAAGAAGGTCCAATTTTTGCAACTATTGGATGATATTTATTTGAAGTAGCAACATTATTATTATACTTAACCCACGTAGAAATAGAAAGTTCTGCGTATCCACTTCCTAATGTTCTATTAATTTCTACTCTGTCATCAACACCGTCAAAGTATGTGCTTAAAGTATTTGAAAATGGATTAGGTGGTACGTCTGTTGTTCTACTTGATTCTTGCATATTTGCAGCTCTTACAACTGTTCCTCCATTGACATCTGTCATTGTCCAAGTAAAGCCATTCCAAGTTGCTTCTTCACCCATTCTAAACCAAGTTGTCGGTTGTGCTAAACCACTAGCAATATTGTTAAGGTCTGAAGGAGTACCTCCATTATATAATTCGTTTGCTTGTGTTTGAGTTAATGTTGTACTATTCCATACTGCAAATTCATCTATGTAATTGTTTCCATATGCATATCTAACAGAATCACCAAAAGTTAAAGTACCATTAAAATTAGATGAAGCATAAGGTACACCACTATTTGTGCCTTGAGATAATGCACCATTTACATATATTTCTGGTCTGTTATATCTTGATAATGAAGCATTATAAGTATATACTATATGTGACCATTGATTCAACAATACTGAATTAACGGCTGAACCATAATAATAACTTTGTGACCTAAATGTAATATATATACGTTGTTGACTACCTATATACCGACAAGTTAATCTCTCACTATTACCTTGTGTTTCTATTTCCCATACTCCATTACTATTAGTACCTATTGGTTTAATCCAAAAACTAATGCTAAAATTTGTAGAACCATTTAGCTCAGTATAGTTTGCAGTTGAAAACATCTTTTCGTCTACACCATCAAATAAAAATGAATTTACATTGCTGAATGGAGGAGTACCACCACCCTGTGTGCCTCCGCCACCACCTATAGCATTTGATATGGATATCTGCATTGACATATTATGCGTATTCTTTTTCTAAGTGTTTCTCTAACATCTTTAAAGTTGGCAATCCATCATCAGTTTTTAAGAATGCCGCAACAGCATAATTCTTTTCCTCTCCGATAGGAAGCGTCAATAACTTTGTCTTGTTGTTAGGAAGGTTAATGAAAACATCTCTATTCTTATTTCTTAAACGAAGAATAGTTTGGTCAAAACATCGAGCAACAGTATCCTGAACAGAAAGGTTTGGATCTTGAATAGCAATTAAGAAATCTTCTGGATAGTTTCTAGCGTAAACTAAAACATCTCTTTTGATTTCAGAAGTACTAATCTTATCAACATCTAATCCTAACTGAACTCTAGCAATAGTGAGCGTCATGTCTAGACTTAATTCTTTTGCTTTTATTAAAGCATCTACCTCCATGTTTAATATCTCTACATCTTCTTGAGCTTCCTTCTCATGATCTAATAAACTAAATATTTTATTAAAACCTGGGTGGAGGGTTAAAAATTGTTGTAACGCTGGATTAGTCTTTGGAACAACCAAAGATCCATCTTCAAATACAATAGGCTCTAAAATAAAATTGCCATCTTGCTCATCCTCAAAAGGAGACTTTTGATTCTTTGCATAACGTAAGGCTCTATTCTGAGAACCGTCCCAATGCATAAGGGGATTACTTGAAGAGTTTCTAGAGTTCAACATAAAACTCAATGGAGGGTTTGTTTGATTTAAGACAAATATCATGTCTTTTGGTGTGTTGTTCTTTTTTTTCATTTGATTTAATTAAAGTTAAAAAAAAGGGGAGGCGAACCTCCCCCTATTTGATTTTATATTATCCTTGGAATAATACAAAGTTGTTTGCTCCCATGACACAAACAGCTCTCTCAGATAGGAAGTTAACTTCCATTGCATCTAGAGAAGATGTTCTTGCACCACCAGCAGAACCAGTCATCCAAGTTTTGTATCGTCTGTCCTCAGTCTGAGAAGCTCGGTAACGAACATGAAGGAATGGACGCTTTGCGTTCTTTCCTAACACTTGGTCGTAAACGCTAGTTGAACCAGCAGGAACTAAAAGTCCACTTATTTTACCACCAACTAAATCACCACGCATTGTTGGGTCATTTAGGTATTTCCAATCCGTCTTGTAGAAGTCATAACCTCTTCGGAATCCTGAGAATCCAAGGTTAAGTGCCATCTCCTCGTCATTGTCAAACAATCCGTAAGATGTACCACCTGCTCCATAAGAGTTCTGAGCAGCAAGCATATCATCGATTGCAAAACCAAACTGACGATCAAGGAAGATTGCATTCTCCTCAATTGCACCTTGCTTATCAAGTCGTGAAATGATAGCATCAAAGTCTGCTAATGCTACAGGGAAACCACCGTTCCAAACATTACCTCTTGCGCCTACAGCACTAAAGATACCTTCTGAACCAATAAATCCTGAAGTAGCTGCACCTGAACCAGCAGCAGCAGGAACAGCCTCAATCATTGCAGTCTCAAGCATATCATCGAAACGTAATCTTGTTTCATGCTCAGACTTCAAGTACCAAAGGTATCCATTCGCTCCATTCTCAGTTGTAACCTCAACCCATCCAATCTGTGCCATGTCTGACCCACTTACAGCGTAAGTATCTTTTAGGATGATAGGATTGTTCTCAAGGAATAAGTCATCAGACTCTAATGAGCCTACCATTCCACTTGTTCCTTTTTGAAACTCAGAACCATATGCAAACATAGAAACAGTACTTGCAGCAGCGTAAGCAGCTTGAGTAGCTTCGTAGTATGCGATTGTGAATTCGTTAGCTGCAAGCCCACCAGTTCCAACAGCAGTAACAATTGCTTTGTTAGAAAATGTTGAAGCAGCAGTCTCGTCTGAAAGAAAAACTGTCTGACCAACACGAACAGCGATTGCACCTGTACCAGGGTTTAACTGTGCAAGTGGAACTGTAACTGTCTGAGTTGTTTCAGCACCAGTGTAAGTAGCTAATGTACACGCAGTGTACTTTGTGTGCAAACGTCCTTGTTCTGCCCACTTGATGAGGTCAGAGTTGGATGGCATCTCTGCGCCAACCATTCTTAAAAATCCAGAGATGGTACGGTTACCATATCTCTCAAACTCCTTCTCGTAAGTATCAGGAAGATACTGATTCAAGAAATCAAAGTTTGTAATGTAATTGGTAGACAATGCTACCTGTTCTGCTGATGGTTGCAACGCAACTCCACCAGCGACTAAATTACCAGCCATTTTTTTTAATGCCTCCTATTTTATTCAGAGGACTTTTTTTAGTTATTTTTTTTCGATCTAATTTTAAGACCCCGGCTCGAAGTCGAACTGAGTGCCTTAATTTGCGTCCCCCCCTTGTTGGTAACCTCTGGTGTAGATCGCACAGAATTGAAGTTTATATTCTTCGACTTCTTTGCAGACTCTGTAACCGTATCAGCTTTCCCTTGCTCATAAAAAAATTGAGCAAACTTTTCAGGGTTCATTGCAATCGATAATGCTCGATGATATCCTTTGGCATCCTTCATCATTCCCGATTCATCTAGAAACTTATTTACAAAGTTGTTTACATCTAGCTGATTCTTCTTTAACTCAGACTTATCACCAGGCGAAAATGTTATTTGCTGTTCTCCAATATTGAAATCAAAACCTTTGAAATCATCGTTGAACACCTCCTCGGTTTTATTTACAAACCAATTTGACTTTCTCTCTAGCTCCTCTTGATACGTCTTTGCATCATCTATATATTTCTTGTAAGCCTCAAACTCTTCTTGGTTTTCAACAGAAGGCATCCCCGTACTAGACTCTAGAGGGGTTGAGTATTTCTGCTTATATTCCTCAAAGAAATTTTTAGCTTTAGCAAGCTCCTTTTTCTTAGCGATATTCTTTTTCTTTATGACATCATCTTCGTCATAATCTTCATCATAACCGAATTTGTCTTTGATGAGGTAACTAATATCTTCCGCATCTAACTCCTTCTGAGTCTGACGATAATAATCTGCTAAGAGTTGGTCTGGCTCAAGGTCATCATAATTTTTGTTAGCACTAACAAAATCATTTAAACCTCTACCAGTTTCTTTTTTAAATTTAAGATAGGTAGCCACATCTTCAGGAAGCTCTTCAGCTTCTTCTCGAACTTGATTTAGTTCATCTAAAGATGATATTTCTCTACCATATCTTTTTCCTATATATGAAAGAACGTCTTCCTCTTTTAACTCTGAGGATTGAGTTTGTGTTTCGCCTTGCGGCTGTATATCTTCTTGCTCTTGCGTGGAGGCGGCACTCGGAGGGCTTGATTCATTTCCTGATTCGTTACTACCACTTTCTTCAAGTTGTTGTTCATGCTTCTCAAGCAACTCTTGTTCAACTTCTTGAACTGACTTTTCTCCATGATCCTCTACTGCTCTTACTTTAATTTCCATTTAATTTAATTTTTACAAAGTTACAATAAAAAATTTATCCCTATCTAGGGTTAAACTCAGCAAAGTCAAAGCCATCTAATGAATCTTCATTTGATTCAAAATCAATAGGTGGTAAATCTTTTTTACGCTGATCTATTAATTTAGACTGTTGAGTATTTTGCTGACTGATACGTTGTGACTTAGCGTCTTCACGTTGAACCTCTCTATCCGCTAATCCATTTTGTTCTACACCTTTAATCTGCATATTTAATTGGAATTCTTTCTCCATTAATGCAAATTTCAATTGAGCTTCTTGTTGCATCTTATCAATCTCAAATGCAATCTCTGCTTGTTTGATTTGCATCTTAGACTGAGTCTCTGCTTCTAATTTTTGCATAGCAGTTTGTGCCGCCATCTGTTGTGACTGCATATTAATCTCTGCCTGCTGTTGCTGTTGTTGCATAGCCATCTGCTGATCTTTCTCAGCCTTCTGTGTACGCTTAACTTTTAGCAATTGATTTGCCAACTTAATATTACGAAGCTCACGAATATCTATAGCGTCTTCTAAGTTTATGTCTCCTTTAGATAAAGCCATTTGTATATTCTCTTCTAACTTCTGCTTTTGCTCTTCATCAGGAGCAACATCTATAAATACTCCGAAGTCATATATATACAAGTCTTTAATCTCATCAAGTATACCAACATTGTATTTACCTATCTGCATAGCAAACTCATCTTTGAAATCTGCGTACTCTAACAAGTCCGATATACGACAAGAAAGTCCTTCAGCAATTGTGCGTGTAATATAAAGACTAGCATCTAATATATGTCTAGTTGCAGTGTTTGAGTTTAATGCTGCCAACTTTTGAACACCAACCAAAGAGTTAGGGTCAGGTGTTGATCCGTCTCTTGCCTCGTTTAGTCCTGTGACTGAACGAATCATGTCTAGATAATGATTATAGTTTCCAATCAAAGCAGCCATCTTAGCCTGACCTGAATTTGCAGTTAACTGCGTAACAGGAACTTTTGCTTGGTTATAATCTCCATCTTGAGTATAACTTCTACCAATAACGCTACCTGTTTGAAAGTACATTCTAAGTGCATCTTCAGGGTTATATGCTTGACCTGTTCCTAAGTCTACTTCATTAAGACCATCGGCATCTATAAACACACCATCAGGCACAACTCTAGAAACTACTTGTTGTAACTTTAAATGAGTAATTTGAATAAGGTCAGCAAATGGAATCATTCTTCTAACTAATGATTCAATGTTTCCTTTGTACATTCTAGGAGCGCACGCCACATAACTAGGCATAGCATATTGACTAGCAGACTTTGGACGAACCATGTTCTCCATCATCTCCCATCTCAATATTATATTTGTACCCATGACCATGATACCTTCATACCAAACCTCTATTTTCTTTTCTACCTTTTCAAACCTACCTTCTTCCATCATTTCAGCAGGTGGATTGAATTGGTCATCCTTTTCAATTACCTTATACCCACCAGACTCAAGTCTTTTCTTTTTATGAGTAAATGTGTTTGTGGTTTTATAGTTGAAGTATAATAATGTACAAGAGTCCCTATAAAATATATCGTTCTGATATTGTTGAGCCACATTGTAATAATCGTACCAAGACTGACTATACTTGCTAATCTCTTCCATCTGCTTGTCAGTAATGTCAGGATTAATTTTTACCAACTCTGTCATTGGAA